GCCATTCCATTCGGAAGCGTTTCCGCTGCTCGTCCGTGCTTTTGGGCATCGCCACGATGAGGTTCGGGGTGGCGTCATTAAAGAAAAATCTCTTTTGAAACTTCGAGGCGTACTCGTCGGTCTCCACCTCGTCGGACACGCTCTCCGCCTGACCGAGGCCACGCATGAACGGGTCGAAGGGGTTGAGGTCTTTCATCAAGAACATATCGTCGACGGATACCTCTAAGATGCCGCCGCTGGATGTCTTGACGCTGTAAAACGGGTGCCCGAGGTAGGGGGTCATGAAAACCCAATGAGTGGGCACGGGCCATAGCTCCGCCGGCCGGCCGGCACCGTCGCGCTCGATTATGAAATAGCCTTCACCCTTTAGCATCAAGTAAATCTCGTGCAGGCGCCACAGCGCCGCGCTGGAATACTCGTGCAGCGGGTTCACGTTCTCCATGAAGTCGAGGAACGGGTGCTGTTCCACTTCTTGCTCGTTGCCGGCGCTGTCGATAGAGTAGAGCTTGCCGGTGGCAAAGGATAGGTCGGAAGCGATACGCTCGATGACCGCGAGCCTCGGGCTTGTGCTGAATGTTTTAATCCATTGTTCGGTGTTCCGCTCCGGCGGTCGCGCCCATCTGGGTATCATGTTGTTGCGGTCACGCCGCATAAACTGGTCGCTCGGCCGCTCGCTACGCCTCTTGTCGAACAATCCCACGGTACATCACCTCGCTTTCCTCTGGTTTCATCATCGTGGCATCCTCCTTTAGTCTATTGTCCAGTCGCTTCTCAACGGGTCGTGCATAGCGAGCGCGAGAGCGTCTGCAATGTCGGGTGATTTGAGGCCGCGCTTTTTCATGGCCTCTTTTTTCTCCAATTCTATCTTGCCGGCGCTGCTGATGGTGTACCGCCGGTTCGATAGCTGGCTGATTTGTTGGTCGCTATACCAGAGCCATAATTTCTCGGTTCGCAGGGCCTCCCTGACGGCGCCCCACATGACGCCGGTGCTGTTGGCAAAGTCGACGGGGTCGTCTGCGTTTACGGTGCCGCCCTCGCCTCCGAAATGGCACTCGATGATTTCGAGGTAAAAGTCGGGCAGCTCTGCATCTTCGCCGGCCTGCTGCCGGCGCTCCTCCATGATTTCCTCCACTATCTGCGGGCGAAGCTCTGCGAGGCGGTCGAAAACGCCGACGCCGAGGCCGTCGCAGTCCACCTTGACATAAACGGCCGCCGCCGGATGCTCGCGGGCATACCGCTTTATCATCTGGACGGTGTACCCCGTTATTTCCATGGTGTCGTTGTGGTGGTAAATGTCCGGGGCCTCTTGGTGGGTTTTGTTCAAAACGGGGCATAGAACGCTGTCGTCGTCTCCGAAACGGGCGACGTCGACGCCGATGTCTACGCGCTCGACGTCGGCGACGGGAGGCGCCGCCTTGCTCTGCCGTTCACACCATTCCATGCGGATAAAGCTGTTGGGCAGGGAGCTCGGGAACTCGCCGGCGACGCGGACGCGGAAGACGTCACTGTCCTCGCCATACATTTCGATGATGGTCTTCACAAAATCCGACGAAACGCGGGAGCTGTCCCGCCCGTCGACGTGAATGGTTTTGAACATGGCCCGGTTTTTGTGGTGGCTGTCATAAAAAAAGCCCGTTATGCGCGTTGGGTTCCCGCACATAATGAGCTTTGCGCCTTCGGTCGAAAGGGCGCCGAGAATGGGTTCAAATATTCGGTCATCGACGCCGCTGGCCTCGTCGATGATGTAAAGGATGTGCTCGGCGTGAAACCCCTGCAGGGCGTCCGGCTTTGTCGCCGTTCGCGGTACTGCAAACCATTCCTCCGGGTATCCGTTCAAATAGACTTTTTCGTGCGTCCATGTGATTTCCTGCTCGAGCGCCGGGTTGTTCCTTACCCACTTGCTCACCTCGGCCCACAGGATGTCGTATAGCTGATGTTGGGTGGGCGCGGTGCATGGTATCTTTGGGAACGGCCGGGTGCATATGAACCAGATGATAAGCCAACTTTCGACGGCGCTCTTTCCGATGCCGTGGCCGCTGCGAACGGTGGTAAGTGGGTTTTCTGCCACGCTTCGGAGGATGTCGGCTTGGCGCTCGTCCGGCGTGGCCCTGATTATGTCTTCGACAAACTCAACGGGGCGGTCTGCGTAATAGAGAATGGCTTCCGCATCAAACGTCATCTTCCGGCTTCCTCCTTTTCCCATATGCTTCCAGTATCACGTCGGCGAGGGAGGCGCCGGCCGACGCGCCTGTCGTGCCCTTGGATTTCGCTGCCGGGTCGACGCCAGCCTCCTCGGCTCGGTTCACCCGCTCCATCTTCGTGGCCTCTGCCAGAAATGATAAAATCTCCTTGGGCGACATTTCCGCGACGGGGAGCTGTGAAAGGGCGGTGACCGCCTTGGTCTGCAACTGCATTGCTATTTTGATGTGGCGGGCGGTCATGTCTTTGAGCTCTTTTTCGGCCTGCGCCTTGGCGGCCCGGGCGAGGTCGTTGTCGTATGCCCGGGCCCTTTCTACCCATTCGTGCTCGCTGCTCCATCGCTTGACTAAAGTGAGGCTTTTGGATAACGATTGGGCCACCTTTTGTAAACTGCGGTCGGAGCCCATATCGCGGTAGGAGGAAAAAGCCGCGTATGCTTTGGCGCTCTCTCTAACTCGACGCTCCCATTGCTTGTCTGTTTGGCATTTCGGCATTTTCCTCCCCTCACTTTATGCTTCTTGATTGCCCCCTAAAAGGCTATTAAGCAGCTCGGCGTTGTCGATGTCCATTAAATCCTCCTCCGTCTCCACTGTGCCGATTGCTGCCGCTGCCTCCTCGGGGTCGCCGTTGCTGAAAACAAGCACGTTTCCATGGGCCTTGCCGAGCCTCCCCTTGGTCTGGGCGAGGTACTTCTGGATGTCTGTTTCGGCGAGCTCGGGCGCGGAATAGTCGAACAGGCCGCTTTCTTCCGGGTCTCCGTTGTGGAACATGAGGACGTTCTGGTGGGCCTTGCCCACCTTGCGGCTGTTCTTGAACTGCCTCCCCACGCGGATAGGCAGGCTGCCATATGCCATTATGAGGATGGCCTCGTTGTAATACTTCATGCCGGCGTCCACGAAAGCCTGTACGGTGTCCCCCACGAAGTTGCGGTAATTCCCGGCCGGGTCGCGCACGTCTCCGACAACGACGCAGGCGAAGCGGTTGGGCTTTAGCATCGCGCAGGCCCGGGCGACGATTTCTCTGTAAAGCCGCAGGAACTCCGGGTACTCTTTGTTTGATATGTCGGCCTCGTCGTCGCTGTAAACTTCGAGGTCGGCATAGGGCGGGCAGGTGAACACGAGGTCATATTCTCCCGGGGCCAGCTCGGCGCATTTCATGCCGTCGCCGACAATCCAGCGCGGGTCTGGCGCCTTCTGCTGCGCCTCCGTGTCCTCGGAAAGCACCGTCTTGTCCACAATCTCTTTCCAGTTGACGCGGTTGGCATCAATCTGCCGGGCGGATAGGTCGATGCCGGTGTAGTGGCGCCCCGTGAGGGCTGCCACGATGCCCCGGACGGAGCCGCCGGCGAACGGGTCGATTATGCTGCCCCCTTGCGGGCAGAACCAGCGATAGGCGACCTCGCAAAGGACGGGGTCAAACATCGACGTGCCGTTCTGCACCATTTCGTTGGGGAACAGATAGGAGAACTCCTCCCATGATATTTTCTTGCCTATCTTCTGCTCGTAGGCGTTCTTCGCTTCGTATGTGCTGGGCGGCTGGCTGCTGCGGGCGAAAGTGAGCCCGCCGGCGGTTTTGTCGTCGTCGTTACCTCGGCCTATCTCGCTTTTTATGCCGAGGTTCCGCCATGCCTTTTTGCGCTCGGCCCATATGCCGGCCCGGGCATCGAGAACGGAGAATGGCGAAACGATGAACCGCTGCTGCAACGTGAGGGCCGCCTGCTGCCGGGCTGCGTCTCCGCTGTCCATGTGCTTCTCTATGAGCTCCTTGACCTGCTCCACGGTGTAGCCGGCCAGTTCCACGTCGATGCCGGAGCACTCCTGTGCCATCTCCGCCAGCAATTCGGTGATTTGCTCCTCGTCGAGGACGGCCAGCTCCGCGATGCGGTTGTCTGCCACAAGGTCGGCCAGCTCGGCGGCGTCGCTCTCATACTCTTGGTATTCCACCGGGGCGCTGTCGCCCACGGTTGAGCCGGCCTCTTTCCGGGCGTGGCCCTTGACTATGTACCCGCTGCGCCTGCTGACGGTGATGGGAGCCCTCCATCCTTGGGTCTCGATGATGTGCGCGAGCATTTTGATTTGCTGCTCCGGGTGCCGGTTCGGGTTCCGGGGGTTCGGCTTTATGTCCGCGATGGGGACAATCTCGTCGAACCGGCAATAAACGGGGATGTTTCCTATTCTGGTTCTCGGGTTTGCTTCCATGCCGTCCGCTCCTTTCTTTGGCTTGTACGCGCAAAAGGGCCGCGCCGTTTCTTGGCGCAGCCCTTGGCATAATTTTCCGTTGTAAACATCTTACCACGGAAGAATTGCAGGGGTCTATTGCACAATTTTTGCGCCGGTTCATTTCACGGCGTCCGCGCCGTAAAGGCGAATTGCCACGCGCTGCACAAGCCGCTTTCGGTTCCGCCACACCGTCGTGGTGTCGCATGGGATTTGCTCGGCCACCTGCTCGTCCGTGAGGTCTTCCTCGTACCGGCCGGTGACCGTGAAATAATAGGGGTCGCCGCTGATGTCTGCAAGGGCTTTCTCGACGGTCTCAATCTCGTACATATCCGCCGCGATGGTCGCCTCGATATCCAGCACCAGCATTTCCATTATTTCGTCCGGGGTGAGCCTCGTGCCCGAACGCTGGAACCTCACAATGCTTTTGCTCTTTTCTCGCGGGCCGTATGCTTTGAGCTCTTGCAGCCTCTCGCGGTCGTCCACCGCCTTTTTTCGGAGAATGGGGAGGGCGTACAGGCGCTTTTCCGTAGCCTTGTAGGCATCCCGTGCCGTCCGCTCCGCCGACATTCTCCCGGCCTCGACGGCCTTTTTGATGATATCTTCTACCTTCGGCTGGTTTCGTGCCATTGATTTGTCGCCTCCTCCGTGATATAATAGCTTTGTCACGAGCTGCTTTTCCCTTCGGGGGAGGCGGCTTTTTTTATGTCATCTGTCTCAATCGTCCCGGTCGCCGTGCTCCCGGGGCCCGCCGAGGAACTTCACATCGTCCGCTATAACCTCCGCCACCGTCCGCTTTATGCCGTCCTTGTCCTCGTAGCTTCTGTACTGAATGCTGCCTCTCACGGCGGCCTGCCGGCCCTTTGACAGGTATCGGGCGCAAAGGTCGGCGGTGTTCCTCCATGCGATGACCGGGATAAAGTCGGTTTTCTTCTGCCCGTCGGCATCCTTGTGCGGCCGCTCGACGGCGAGGGTGAAGGAGCATTGCGACGTCTGCTTGTTCTTGGTCTTCCGAAGCTCCGGGTCTCGGGTGAGGTTCCCGATGATTATGACTTGGTTCATCGTGAGTGCTCCTTTTCGATTAGTTCTTCGAGGCGCTCCTTTACACGGGTGAGCCGGTCGAGCCGCTCCTGCGCCTGCTTCTGCTGAACGGGCATCAACTTCGCGGCCCCGGGCAGGACGGCCGATATGAAATCCTTTGCGAACTCGGGCGGGTTCGCTGCTGCGGCCGCCGTCTTTATCTCGGCGTCGAGCTCTGCGAGCAGCTTTATGTCGTCGCTGAAATTGCTCATGTCGCGCCTCCCTTCATTGTGGCTCCACGTTTTCGGGTTTTGCGTCGTATCGCTTCCCGCTGTCAAGCCTTACGCACACTACCCCTCTGGACTTGACCGTCTTTTCTACCGTCCCGCGCTGCCCAGCATATTCCTTGTGCAGAACGCCATCGGTCAGGCTCACCCGCTGCCCCTTGGTGAAGTCGCTCAGTCGGTTCTCGGCCTTCATGCCCGCGCCTCCAATCCGTCCAAAATCAGAAGCGCCCCGCTCCGGCCAGCTTGGAGCCTGAACCCGTCGACGTCTTCCGGCTTTATGTACTTGCGGCCGTACAACTCCTTCATGCGGCGCCACGTCTCCCACGGGATGCGATAGTATCCTCGCCGGTCAAACGCTGCGACGACGAAGCACACGGCCCCCATGGCCTCGTAGTGGTCAAGCGTGTCGCTCTGCTCCCGGGTGACGCGGCTCTGTTCCATCTTCTCGGCCGACGTGTATTTCGCCTCAAATATGACGGCTCGCCCGCCTTTGAGGACGCCTTTATAATCCGGCTGCGCCTGCTTCTCGTAATATGCAATGAATTTGCCGTTGCCGAGGTCTTTGGTCGGCCTCATGGGCTCTGGCGTCTTCTCGATGGCGGCCTCGCCGCGCTGGTCGTAGTAGCGGAGGGCGAGGTCTATGTAATCCTCGAAGTGCTTGCCCTGCGCCCGGTTGACGGCCCCTTGGTACTGCTTCATCGGGTCTTTCCGCTGCGGCGTCTGTCGTCCGTACTGTGGTCTACCCATGCTTTTCCTCCTTTGTTTGGCTCGTTTGTTGTGCTCCCGCCTCTCATGGCGACCATGTGGTCGCGCACCAGCTTGTCGATGACCCTCCCCGGCGACCTGTATCCTGCCATTGCCGCCAGCTTTTCGAGATTGTACAGGGTCTGGGCTGTTACTCTTGTGGTGAGCCTCCGCAGGTTCTTTTGCATACGGCTGCCTCCTCTCCCGTGTGTGCGAGCATTCCCGCCGGGTATTGCTGGATTAGGGGGTCTTCCCAGATGGGGAGGATGCTGTCTTTCATGAACAGCGGGGTTCCGTCGTGCCTGCAGGTGTCGACGATGCCCTGTATCCACTCGCGCTTCGGCTGCTGCTTTCTGGCTCCTGCCCCGGTCATGGCTCCGACGATTACCCAGTCGGCAGGGCGGCGGGTGAGTGCCTTATGCTCGGTAAACGGGCCGAGGAGGGGTTCGATGCTGATGA